CACCTCCCGACAGTGACACCGTCCGCCCACAAGTCGTCACCGTCCACTGGCTCTCTGGCTCTTGCAGCTTCTTTGAGCTACGCCCCCAGGGATCGTAAATCACATTCCAGTCTGGAAAGACCAACTGGAAGTGACGGCACTCGGCCGAGGGGATGACCTTGCCCCTGAGACGTCTTCCAACCCATTTTGCTCTTTCGAGAAAATCGGGATAGAGTCCGACATCATAGACAGAAGCAAGGCCCCCGGAAAAGTAAGCTTCACCGAGTACACACGACCCTTGTCGCGATTGCTTAAAGGGACTTCTTAACCGGGCGACAGATGTCACGTCTGCACCGGGGAGTCCGAAGCCGCCCATTTCCTTGTTCAGGTGTAAAGGGAGAGGAATTTTTGAGAAAAACCTCTGAAATGAACTAACATAACGACCCAAATTGACAGAGAGTTTCTTACATCTAAGATTCATCTGTTCAAAGTTGTCGGCTGCAGACTGCCAAAAGGCATATGCAGTACTGTCATTCACTTCATCCGCAACATTGACTTCACAGTCAACGTTGCTACCCTTCTTACGACCGACAAGAACACCTAGGTTGACGTACCCAACGTCATGCTTGACAGAAGCAACATATCGGATAGGACATTGTTCCTGGTCCTTCTTCGTGAAAGACTTATCCAACATAGCTTCTCCTAGGTATCCTCGATCGTCGGAGTAGACAGCAGCAGTTTCGATCGAAAGATATCGCGAATTTATCATTGCGAAACGATCAGAGAAATAGGATTTTCCCACAGACTCTATCAAACCACACTCGGAGGTTAACTCTCTCCAAATGGGAAGTAGATCATTTGGACCAATAAGGAGACAGTCGTCTCCATTGACCAAAAGTGGAATATCATCCAAACTGAAGCGTCTACCCCACACCTTCTCCAAAGACATCCGACACACTGCAGCATTCACTGCGCAGAGAATCGGAAAAGAGCAAGGATGTCCCATCAATTGTCCATTGTTCATCTCTCCACATTCAGGCAGAGAGGCCTCGATCTGATTATTCATCAAGGCTTCATCCTCTTGCCAGAAGGTAGGGCATTCTTGATCATTGCAAAACGCATCATAGATCTCACGATCTCTTGAGCGTCGCAATTCTTTAGGAACCTTCTTAGGCGGCATCAAGCCTGGAACTCCGAGATTTGCTTTATCAAACAGCAACTCAGAAGAGAAAAGACTCTTCTTGAGTACCGTCAGGTACTCGGGATAGTTCTTAAACCAGGCTTCAGCCAGGACCATAGACGCAAACGATGACAATTCATTCGTCGCTGCCTTATAGTCCCCCGAAAGAAACTTCCTTCCAACGTCCCAATAACGAGTAACTATTCTCTCAACATGACTGACAAGATCGTCAGCACCGGCTCCTGTGAGGGAAAAACATTCAAATTTCTGAAGTGTTTTCCACATCCAGGTTTGCCATGGTTTGAGATAGGAGTAGTAATCAAACTCTCCAACGGAGATAACCCTAAACTTGAAGGGCTACGGAATTACTCGCATCTGGACTTGTGCTATACCTTCCTCCATACGTTCGTAGAGAGCGAACTTACCTAGCTCATTGTAAAGATCCGCGTACTGATAAGGGCATCGCGAATACAACAAGCCAACACGACAAGAATCGTGGTATCGAATATCTCCAACCAAGATTGGGGGTGAAATGCGATAAACTACATCTCTACAACCCATCTCAGCTAGAAAATGACCGGCAAATCCACCTGCTGCTCTGGAGTTCTCCATGCAGGCAGATTTTGAGAGAGTGAAATTCTTTCGAACTTCTACATCTCCGGACTTTCGAGCTAACTCGTTACCAGTCCGAATCAATTCCCCATAGAGCTCATCCCTCATATCCGAGGGTTCTCGGGCAAGTGATTTCGCCGTATCCTCAATGGTGTCTTTCCAATCTCTTGCATCAAGAGGTAGCAGGGATTTTTTGAAACCCTGGAGAATCGTCATACGAGTCTCCAAAGCTCTCAAAGAGTATCCCTTCAACCGCTGGGTAAGGATATTTCTGGGTTTCCCCAGACAAAGATCACCATCTCGACCCACAATTGTACGATCTCGAACCTGTTGAACTTGGGATTCATAGTGGTTAAACAACCAATTTATGTGATACTTCAAGTTCTTACCCCACGTGCCATTCATATACAGAATAGCATAATGGGTATCGGTTTCTCGGTACCATTTCTCTGTGAAATTAGTCCTGGGTTCCAACGTTCGAAGGAGATCGACAATACGATCCGTCGTGTCCATAGCGTAATGGACAATCACGGGAACAGCGTCAACCAGTGGCGCTCTGTGATTCGACTTATAGACAGCCGTACAGTACTCATGGAACTTTCCGTTGTATTTGAGGAAGGCCAAGGGGCAATCATCCCCTAAGGTCTCTCGAATTAAGCGGCTCCATATAGTACTAAGATCCGTCGGCTCAAGGCCCCCCTCGGGGGTCCAAGCTTTCCACTCCTGGATTACGGAAGTAGAAAGGGACATGATAGTGTTCATACGCATCTGCTTCAATTTGGTCATGAAGGTCAAAGCAATAGGGTTCATTACAACACCCTCTGCCGACATCTTCGACATAGAAGTCATGGTTATGATCGTTCGGGATAAGTCAATCCTGAATTGTCGTGGCTAATCG